ACTGTTCAATATACAGAGGAAAGTGTTCGTGAACTTCTCAAGGAATCCAAACAGGCGAAAACCGAACTCACGAGTATGATGACCACGAGTCCAATGAGTATGTGGGAGAATGATATTAAAAATATGTGATTATTCTCAAAATGTCATGAGATAAGGGACAACCACTATAAAAAACAATTACTAGAAAAAATTATATAGATCTTATTACATTTGAATGAATTATGTATATAAAAAATAAAAGTTGAAAGAGGTTGTCCCCTATCTAATGACATTTTAGCTGAAGATTTGGATGAAATATGGTTAAAAATATTTTCTAATATATTTATAAGATGTCTGATGAAGATACAAATAAACGCGAGGAAGAACTCCAAAAGAAGCGTGAGTACCAGAGGGTATACGAAGCCAAGTATAAAGATGAGATCAACAGAAAGCGTAGGGAACGGTATGATAAGGGAATTGGAAAAAGAGTTACCAAAACATCAGCTATAAAGGATGCATTAGCAAAGGGTGTTAGTGATACTGAACTCGCGGGAGTTGTAAGGAAAATGTATTTGGATGAGAATTAGTTATTCATCTCTTCGAGTGTTATGTTATATTTTTCAATTGTTGATCGTTTAGGAAGTTTCTTATTCTTCTTCATCCGTCCGATTATCTTAACTCTTGCATTTTCATACAGACGTACATCAATTGATTTACTTATTCGATCATTCAAACATTTATTCAATTTATGAAAACTCTTAAGTTGTCCTTCACCACTACGACCCCAGTTCTTTTTGAGGTCTGTGTAAATCTCATTAATATCTGTTAGTTTGTTAGGGTTCCAAATATGGAGTACGTGCAGTGTTGAGGGCATAGTGAAGTCGTCATTCGTCCACCCAGCTGTCAGTAGTATCCTTAGTTCTTCATACATTTCTGGGTCTTTTCTTATTTTGTAATCTAACTTTGACAGAAACCTTTCCACACCATAACACACAAGACCATTTTGATTCAGGAAACGGATGTCAAGTGAAGGACGTGTATACATATGATGTGTCTCATACTTAGTTTCGAGTTTAGTGAGTAGTTCACTTTGTGAAACAGACCTACGGGTAGGAAAATCCATAGCATCTAGGGTAATTTTAGACTTCCCGACCCACCAAGTACCAATTTCCTCATTTTCGAGAATGAAGAAAGTGGTCGGTTCATAATTACTCATACTTAATGTAATACAACATTTTTTCCCAGGCGCATAAATGACCGCCTGGGAAATTAAAAAAGGTAATAATTGGTACGTGAGTTATTCAAAACGGAATATATCATAGGAACTCGCAGAAGAAGCTATTAAAGAATATGTAGACAGTATATAAGTATGGGTGAAGCTGCAAAGATTTCTCTCAAAGCTATTGGAAAACAGGATACACACCTACTTTCCAAAGACCCAGAAGATTCATTCTTTAATTATAAGAATGATAAGATACACTCAGATTTCAGGAAGTACCATAGGAGTCGTAAGGTTATTAATCCCGGTGCTATAACAGGTTGGCCATTTGGACAAACTATCAAGGTTCAATTCAATCCTCAAAACATGGGAGACCTTTTGAGCAACATGTGGCTTAGTGTTACAATGCCAGGTATTTCAACACCAAATAATACTAATTATGCCGACCAATTGGGGAGGCATATACTGAAAAGTGTCACGATGGTTGTAGATGAGTTAGAAGTTGAAACAATCCATGATGATTGGGGTATTCTTTATGATGAACTTTACTTAGAAATGTCTGAAAAGGTGGCGAATAGATTTCTTATAAATAGAAACATAGGGTATGATGATTCCACATTGGCAGGATTTAAAGGTCTTGCACAGTATTCTGCAGACCTTATGATTCCTTTACATTTCTTCTTTTCTAGGAAATATGCGAGTGATGAATATTCTTCGAATAAACCAAATCGTCCGTATTTTCCCGTGTGTGCCGTGCATCGCCAGAATATCGAGTTTGTACTCGAATTCCATGAAAAAACGTTTTTCACTAATACGAGTGAGACAATTTCACTACCAGAATTTAAACTCATAACGGAGGAAATCACAGTGTCACCCGAAGAACGTCAATATTTAGCAACTGAGAGACAAACATTCATAACTGATATTGTACGCAAACATCCTAGTATTATAAGTACACCAAATGATACAATGATTCGAAACAATCTTGTCCCCAACATTCCAGTCAAATGTATTCATTGGTTTTTAAGAAACACTAAATTCGAAGATGCAACTGAGTCAACTGGTGGTAAAACTGCACATGAAGAAATGTCTTACCAAAACAGATTTAATTTTTCATCTAATGTAAACTTTGATGAATTACAGACATTTTTCTATCCCATAATGGATGAAGCAAGTTTTTACATAAATGGAAACAGATTACCTAATGTTTCTAAAACAAATCACCATTATTACAAATACTTAATTCCATTTAGAAATAGATTAGCAAGGCCTATCAGAAATATATATACGTATAGTTTCTCGATGAATCCGATCAATGTGGAGCCATCGGGGAACTTGGATTTTAGTCAAATAAAATCTGATAAAACATCTATAGAAGTGAAGCTTGATACATCAGCCACTTCACTTGTAGATACCTCTAGTAATAATTATTCCCTAAACATGTATTACACGGGTTATCAGACCTATGTCTTTGAAAAGGGATTCATGTCACTTGCTTATTAAACAGGGAAGTCTTGTTAGTAGATATGTAGTCTATAATATTATTCTTAATACACCATTTGATGAAGTTCAACTGTGCCAGAGTTGTATGAATTTCATGAGATGTTCCGGGAATAGTATATGGAAACTTTTGTGAACGACAAAATGGGTCGAACAGTTTCTTACTGTACCCATCAAGACTTGATTTATAGGCGCAGTGGACGGTGAATAATTTTCCGTCATGGGTTGTGTACATCGTGTTGTTTTTTTTCGCATAGTTTGTGATAAACCACTCGAGATTTCGAAGTGATATACCACTGGTTTTATCTAAAATGTTCATTAACTTAGTTCGATTCTTTTCTTCATTGTAAAAATTGTTTATTGATGTTAGTAGAATGGTCGATTTACTCATTACTGAATGAATGGACACAAATCTATAAGTTCGTTTTTATTTTCACACCCCGGACATCCTTTTACAAACATTTGTTCAGGTCCATGGGTATGGGTATTCTTACTAGAAAGTTCTCGTTTTTTTATTTTGTCACCTTTAACTCTATGAAACTTACAATACCCACCCTCGAGAGCTCTAAAGGCACATCGCCGATTGATCCCATCCTTTGCCATTCTCGTACCTTTGCAAATATGATCATTATTTGTATCAGTCAAATCTCTCAATAGCAAGTCTAAGGGAATAGCATGCACTTTTGATATATCTTCGAGTTTCTTATTCAATCTTTCAGTATAATTTTGATTCACTTCTTCATCCACCATCTCGTAAATATGTTCACTGATAGCATCATCAATCATCTCGGGAAGTTGGTCATAAATCAACTTCTTGATATTTTCAATGACAATCTTTGTGATTTTGTTTTTTGCTGTCATGTCTTGTCTTATTACTCTATTGCGTGTAGCTTTTAAATAGGTCTTCAACAGAGTTCTGCTTTTGTCTGAACAGTTTGATCCTATCTCGTAATTCTACCACTTTACCTTCATCGCTGATATTGTTCTTTTGACATTCCTCGATAAGTTGTTCCCTTTTCATGGTACTCAGTGCTGGTCCAGTGACTTTCTTTGGGGGTTTGTATTTTTCTATAATCTCACCAAATATCTCTTGTTTCGTATTTCCAAAGAGAGGATCGAGAAGATCACACACCGGGTTTAGGAACTTATTCACAAAGTAGTAGTGATAATCCACTGGAATGTTATTCTCTTCTACATACTTGGGGTCTTCTGATTTTTCAAAAGCCTTCGCCCTTGGGTTATCTGTTTTTGTAAGAATATAGGGTACACGGTCTCCAGATTGTGGCTCCGACCCAGGTTTCCGTTGTCTCATCTTGTTTACAACCTGTACATGTGCCTGATTGATATTGATACTTTCGGGGCTAGTGATAGAAACACTCTTCCCACCAACTTTATAACTGTCAGAGAGACCTTGACTTAAAATAAGTTGGTCATTTGAAATTTCACCACCTAGAAGTTCATTAGCGCGTTGCCTCGCCAACTCCATTGGTGGCCCGGTGTCTCCAGAAGTTAGGATTACATCCAATAGTTCCTTACAAACTTCTCTCATGTGGGGTGTATTATCTCTTCGAACAAGTTGAAGACCCTTGACGTCTACATAATCCATGTTCATATTCCCATCCTTCCCCTTTGTCCACAACTTGGCTGCGTACCGTTTCTTCGAATACAAGAAGTACGGCCAATAGACTTTCTCAAGTTCTAGGTTATTTGGCTTTTTGAAAAGAGCACTACACTCTTCCGCCGCCCTCTCACCAATCTCCCAACTATACTCGATAGCTTCTACACCTTTACGGTCCCCTACATCAAACTCGACCATAACGGAATCCGTGTCCCCGTACCTCACCTTCGCACCCGGGAAGTTTGCCTCAACATACGTCTTGGTCTCTTCAATCATACCACGCCCTCTACACGTTGTCGTAGATGCGATTGGAACACATGGGAGAATACCCTTACCTGCACCAGTGAAACCATACACAGAGTTCATTGAAACTTTGTAGGCCAATTGTTTACCGTTGTATACTTCTTTCATAGAACCCGTCGCAGCTGCCATATCTCTCTTAGCTTTTTTACGAAATTGTTTAAGCTCTGCTAGAATCGCTGGTAAGAGACTGGGTACATCTTGTGCAAACTTATACGTTTTATCACCAATGTCGAACGTTTCGTAAGTAATACCAGGGATATTACCGTAGCGTCTTTCATCCATCACATATGTAGAATAACACAAGTTGTGCGCCATCATTATAGATGGATACAGAGCCTCAAAATCAAGGGCTGTAATTGGTGTATAGTACGCACCTTTCTGTGCCTCTAAGACAGTTGCTCCTTCGTACTGCTCTTCAGGGAGTGAACCATACTTAATCGTTGGTACCATATACCCCAACTCCCTAGCCTTTTTCGTTAATTGACTAAACACCTTAATTTGCTGCCCTCTTTCAACGAGAAATGATACAGGTA